ACCAGATCCCAGGCCCTACGACAGGCACGAGCGATTAAAGCAAGCCAGTCTAGAGCGAAGAAAGCAAAGGCAAAGTGAAGTTAAAAAGCACAGAGATCAAGGCATATCGTGAAACCCAACTTGCACATCAAAATAACTTATGTGCCTTATGCGGTGAAAATATTGAACTTGACCCAGTCTTGGACCACTGTCATAAGACGGGTAAAATAAGACAAGTATTACATAGAGGTTGCAACAGTTTACTAGGCAAGATAGAAAATTCAATGCCGCGCAGTCGCGTAGACATCCGTAGGCTAGAGGGTATAACCCGTAATCTTGTTAATTACTTGACTATAACACACACAGAGATTCTGCATCCAACTTACAAAACACCAGAGGAGCGTAAGATGAAAAAGAAAAAGAAGAAAACCCCAGGTCGTGGCCGCGGTCGTTGATTGGTCTGATTACTTTTATCAGATAAGACAGCAATGCCCTTGGAGTTGGGCCGCATGGCAACGAGGGCAAATTTTAGTAAGGCGACAAGGCCAGCCACAAGAATTAGGCGAATACCAAGCCATAGTTTATGTTAGTAATCTAAATCGTCGTAGACTCAAAAAGTTATGTGCTAAATTAAACACAAGCAAGGAATATGAGTGGTTGTGGAGTCATCCTAGTTATGGTCCATATGCTACACCTGTTTCCTGCCTGATACAGCAAAATCGACGGGTTTTAGACGAAATTCGTGCGAAGATCCGCGATACACATAAATAAACATAACTCATAAGGAGGCGATGCTACAATGTCAGACAATACATTGGTAAACGACATGGGAACTGATCCCGCTGGCGAAACAGCAAATCAGGCACAACCTGCAGCCAAGACTTTCACGCAAGAAGAAGTCAATGCTATTCTGGCAAGAACTAAAACTCAACTAGAGAAAAAGATTGCCAGCAAGTATGAAGACCTAGGTGATCCAGAGCAACTCCGTCAGATCAAAACTGAATGGGAAAAGAAGCAAGAGGAAGCACAAGTCAAGCGTGGCGAATTTGAAAAAATTCTTCAAGAGAAGGCGCAGAAATGGGAAAGTGAAGTCCAAAAGAGAGATGCAATCATTAAGGATTACAAGATCAATACTCCTTTGCTCAGTGCCGCCGCACAGTTTCGCGCAGTAAACGCAGAACAAGTAAAGGCTTTATTGGCCAGTAATGTAAGACTTAATCCTGAAGGTGAAGTAGAAGTTGTAGATACAAAAGGCGCAGTTCGTTACAAAGATAACGGCACACCTCTAGCAGTAGAGGACCTAGTGCGAGAGTTCTTGGATTCGAATCCGCACTTCGTAGCACCTACTCCAGCAACTACTAACACACGCAGTAATGTTGCAGATGTAAAGTCTAGCAAGATTGATATCTCGAAGTTGGATATGAAAAATGCCAGTGACCGTCAACTCTACAAAGAGTATATGGCACAGCAAAAAAGATAAGCCAATATTAAGGAGATATTTAAATGGCCAATAATACCACAATCAATTCTGAATTATTTCAGAACCTCCTAGTGCAGAGTCAATATGCACTATACGAGAATTCTATTGCTCGTGCAGTAACCACTGTGTTTGATTACCCAGTTGGTGCTGGTAAGACTGTTTCTGTTCCTATCTGGGCAGGTATCACTTCCAGCAAACCAGGTGAAGGCGTTGCTCCAAGTGCCGCTGACACTAACACAAACTCTAAGACAATCGCCTTAGAAGAGCATGTTGTTTTCGCTGAAGTCACTGACTTCTTGCGTGACAGTGCTCAAGAATCTGTTATTGGCGCATTAGGCGCACAAGCAGGTCTAGCACTAGCAGAAGGCCTAGACAAGGAATTGTTTGGCAAGTTTGCAAGTGGCGTTACTCAAGAGTTGGGTGCCGCTGGTGAAGAATTAGTTGTTGCTACTCTAATGAAAGCAGCCGCAACAATTCGTTCAAACAAATACACAGGCCCATTGTTTGCTGTTTTACATCCAAAACAAGCATACAACATGAAGCAGGCATTGACTGCTACTAATGCTTACACAGCCAACACCAATGTTGGTAACAGCATTCTAAGCCAATACTTCGTTGGTCAGATCGCTGGTATCACCATCCTTGAGTCAGCATTGATTGTTGCTGACGGTAACGGTGATGTAACTGGTTGCGTATTTGCTCCACAGGCATTTGGTCTAGCACAGCGTGGTGGTGTAACAATGGAAGAACAGCGTAATGCTGCCAAGCGTTCTACAGATGTTGTATTGACAGCAGTTGCTGGTGTAGGTGTTCTACGCCCAGAACTAGCAGTTAACATCATCGGTGACGCAACACTGTAATTGTAGTTCTATCTAAGTGTTCTGACACTTAGATTCTCCACCCTCCTAATACTACTAATATTAGGGGGGTTTTTTACGGCCGTTTCAAAGTAAAAGGTTTGACTCGTCTATTCTTTTGATCCATGTCTTTAACATTGTCTTGTTGAGTTCCTACCCATAAATGATCTGGATTAACACAGCCTGGATTGTCGCAACTATGGCAAACAACCATACCTGGAGGAATAGGACCTTTAGTCCACATATATGATAAACGATGAGCACCATATCTAGTAGGTTTCATATTGTAGCGACCATACCCATCTTTATCCTTGCCGCCTTGCCATTCCCAGCAGTCATTAGGATTGTCAGATTTCTTAACTAGTGTCCAAAAGCGTTCTGGTGTGTTTTTAATGATTCTATATACCATATTTCCCCCTATTTTTTATTATAAACTAAATACTCTTATACAGCAAGTAGGACTTGCTCGTTTCAAAATTTAACGGAGAAGGACTCTGACATGGCATTTGCTACCCTTGACGACTTACTACAGGTCGAACCAACTATACAAGATTATGGTGTTCTTGATTGGGACACTGAACTCGCACGAAGCGAAAATGAAGTCAAGAGAGTCCTAAAAGTTCGTTGGTGGCAAGCATACGCCAAAGCAAGAGGTATTACCACAGACATTGACTTTACATTACTTGATGACAGTCAATGGACTCAGGCCACTGTATATCACAGCCTAGCATATCACATTTGCCCCAAACTAACACAATTTTCTGGTGCTGAGCCAGACAAGTTCCAAGTAATGATGGAATACTATCAAGGCCGTTTTGAACATGAAATGGATCTTGTTATTCGTGAAGGTGTCAAATATGATGTTGATGGCGACAGCACCTATGAATACACAAAAGAAGTTCAAGGTCGTGATACACAGAGGCTAAAGCGATGAGTCTACGCCAACAAATCATTGAAAAAATTGAAACAGCAATACGAGATGTTGAAGAACCTCGTGTTAGTTTTGTCACCCGGGAGCCTTTCAATGTCCTCGAGATTGCCATCACGCAATTTCCCGCAGTTCTAATCACATTCATTGAAGAAAACAGAGAAACCATAACAATGGGTTCTACTACATTTGGTCGCAGACAGGGAGAGATCCTTGTAGGTGTGCGTTGCTATGTGCGAGGCAATGAACTAGACACCAAACGCAATCAATTGTTAGAAGCCATTGAAGAAAGATTAGAACTAGATCGCAATCTTGAACTAAAGACACAGGGTGTCACAGACACGCAAGTGACTAGGATTGAAGTCATTGATCGACTTCCTCCATTAGCAGAATTTTTGATTGAAGTCACAGTGCGTTACAACTATTATAGAGGAACTACCTAATGACAAAAGTAAGTGTAGTCAAGAACGGAGAGGCTAGACTGGTTAAGTCCAGCCGTTTAAAAGAATATTTGGATGCTGGTTGGTCAAAGCCAGGTTCAAATGAGGGCGAAGAGGTCATCCGTCTCAAGCCACCGGCGAGGTCTTCCCGTGCCGCCGTTAAACCCGCAGAGGAAGATGACAACGATAACATTCAAGGAGATTAATCATGTCAATTTTTACAGGAAATGACGGAAAAGTGAGAATTGGATCCACTGACCTCGCTGCCGTTCGTAATTTCAGCATTGAAGTAACTGCTGATACAATTGAAACAAGCACAATGGGCACTGATGTCCGCACTTATGTCAAAGGCATGAGTTCATGGAGCGGTTCAGCAGACATCTATTTTGATGAAAGCGAATATGGTTCTGTTTACCCTAACCTATGCGACACCAGTGGTTCAGGTGTTGGCACAAGCACCAGCAACATTAAACTTGTTCTACAAGATGGTGCCAGCAATGACATTTGGTTCAGCGGTGGAGTCATCGTAACTGGTGTAACTATCAACAGCACCATGGACGGACTAGTTGAAGCCAGCATCAGTTTCCAAGGATCTGGTGACTTGACATTCACAACTACAGGTTCATACGCAAGTTAATATGACCTTTAAGGTTACAGTAGTTGATCCAGGCAATCTCCAAAAGAGGTTGTCTGGCCTAGTAAGGAGCGAAGTCCAGCGACTTGGGCAGGAGTTGTCTACTGAAGTTCGTAAAAGGACTCCAGTAGATACTGGTAGAGCGAAAGCAGGTTGGAAAGATCGGACCACTAACACTGGATATGAAATTTCCAACACTGTTCCTTATATAGGTGTTCTAGATAAGGGACGACATATGACCAACAAGGGTATGCGTGGTAGTAAACAAGCACCGCGTGGAATTGTTGGACCAAGTTTAGAGTCAATCAAAAGGAAAAATTAAATGAACAAAGTTTTAGAGAAAGCAACAGCACATTTTCGTAATCAGATTTCAGGTGAGATGAAATGCATCGAAGTTCCAGAGTGGGAAACAAAGATCTATTTCAAAAATGTGAATAACTTACGCGATGAAGGCAAGATTTTAGAATTAAGTCAACAGGGCAAGAATGTTGAAGCATTGGTTGAAAGCCTAATCATCAAGGCTCGCAACGAAGATGGCACAAAGATGTTCAGCACTATTGACAAAACAACATTAATGAGCGAAGTAGATCCAAAGGTTCTAGTTCGTGTTGTAGGTGAGATGAATTCCGTAGAAGTAGACCTAAGTGTTGGAGAAGCGGAAAAAAACTAAAAGGAGATCCAGATCTAATGTTTGCCTATAGACTGGCAAAAGATTTGGGTCTCCGGGTAGCGGATGTTTTAGAAATGACCACAACTGAATTCATAGGTTGGGCGGCATTTTATAAGATGGAAGCAGAAGAA